ACTCTGACGATGGACGATTAGAGGGCTATTGGATTCGCCGCTACCACCCTGGCGAAAGCGACTGGCGCAATGCTCGCCTTGGTTCGGACTTTGTACCAAAGTCTGAGATCTGCCACATCTATGATGTGCGCCGGCCCGGCCAAGCTACAGGTGTCCCGTTTGGTGCAAGCGCTCTGCTCAAGCTGCGCGACATCAGCGATCGCGACTCAGCCCAGCTGTTGAAGGACAAGCTGGCGGCTTGTTTCATGGCGTTTCTTGAGGATACAGAAGCTGACCCAACCCTAAAAACAAATGGCGCTACTTTGGTAGATGCGCTTGAGCCTGGCGCTATTGAGATCTTGCCGCCCGGTAAACGGATCACGTTTGCTCAACCGCCAAGCTCTGCCGATTTTGTATCTGTGCAGAAATACCACTTGCTCAGCGTAGCGCAAGCCTATGAGATCACCTATGAAGCGCTGACCGGTGATCTGTCACAGGTGAACTTCTCCAGTGGCCGGATGGGCTGGGTTGAGATGCGTCGTGCTGTCGCACGCTGGCGGTGGTCAATCATCATCCCTCAGTTTCTACTGCCCCTTGCCGGCTGGTATCGCGAAGCAGTCGCTGTCGCCGGCATGGGTCGGGGAAGCTCGCGGTTTGAATGGACCCCGCCGGTGACGTGGCTGATTGATCCAGCCCGAGAACTGCCGGCCTATATCGACGCAATCAAGGCTGGCGTTATGTCTCTATCTGAGCTGCATCGGATGCTGGGCTATGTCCCTGAGCTCGTGATCGAGGAGTTGGGAGCTGATATGGCCCGTGCCCGCGCGGCTGGCTTGGCGCTGTCCAGCGATGGCGCAAGCGGAACCACGGGCAACACGCGACAGACGCAGCCGCCTGCAGGTTCTCCATTGGATGGAACCAATCAACAATCACTAGCCTGAAACCATGACACAGCAACTGCAACGGATGGCGCTCCTAGCGCCAAACAGCTGGAATGAAGAAACGCGAACTGCGCGAATTGTCATCTCTAGCGACGCTGATGTAGGCGATGGGATCGTCTTATCCCACAACCCTGAGGCAATCCGTTGGCCCGCTCGACCGATTCCGACCGACTACGACCACAGCCGCACATCTAAAACGGTTTGGGGCGCAGTCACAGACCTAGCGCTTGAGCGATCTGGCAACGGCGCAACCCAGCTTGTGGGAAATGTTGTCGTTGATGGTCCTGAGGATGCGATGGCAATCGCGCTGCCGCGCCTGCGGACTGGATCTGCTCGGTTTTCCGTTGACGCCAAGATTCACAAGCCCTTGGTTTCGCAGGGCGGGCGGATGCTGGCGACCGACTGGGAGCCAATGCTGGTCAGCCTGGTTGCTGCTGGCCAGGACACGCACGCCGTGATGCGCGGCAGTACCACCTCTGGAGAACCCTCCGTGACCGACAACGAACAGGCCGGGGGTGACCCGGTGACCACCGAAACCCAGGCCGCTGCCGTGCCTCCCGTGCCTCCCGTGGCACCTCTTGCCACGCCAGAGCCTCCAGTCGAGCAGGTTGCTGATCTGCGGCGCTCTGCCTTCGATGAGCGCCGGGAGCTCAGCGTTCGGCGAGCCGCCAGCCATGCCCGCCTGGACGAAGCGACCATCACCCGCATCCTCAACGAGACCAAGGGCCGGCCCGAGACGGAGGCCATGATCGCCGTGGTTCGGGAGCACCAACGATTCGTGGAGGCCAAGGCGCCGACTACCGCCGGCCATCCGGCCTACATCGAGATCACCCGCGACGGTGGCGACACGCTGATGCGTGCGTTCAACTCTGAACTGGAGCGTCGCACTGGGGTGATCAATGCCCCTACGGATGAAGGTAGGCAGGCGTATCAAATGACCTGCCTGGAAATGTGCCGGTCGTATCTCGGATCCAGGGGGGTTGATACCCTGGGAATGAGTAAGAACCAAATTGTTCAGCGTGCCTTTCACAGTACGTCGGACTTCCCTCAATTGTTTGCCAACGTCGCCAACAAAACGTTGCTTGCTGCTTATGCAGAAGAGCCGCAAACCTGGGGACCGCTGGCCCGTCAGCGCAACCTGCCTGATTTCAAGCAGGTCACCGATCTGCAGATCGCCGGCCAGATCGTCCCCGAGAAGATTCTCGAAGGTGGCGAGTACAAGAGCGGCACCCTGACCGAAGGCAAGGCCACCTGGAACCTTGCCACCTACGGCAAGCGGATCGCGGTCACCCGCCAGGCCATCATCAACGACGACCTGGATTCTCTCGAGCGGGTTCCCGAGTTGCTCGGCCGCGGCTGCCGGCTCCTTGAGTCGAACATGGTGTGGGAGCTGCTGACCACCGGCGCATCTGGTGCCACCGTCAGCCTCGATGGCCAGGCCCTGTTCCACTCCAGTCACAACAACACCATCAGCGGTGGCACCTCCGTGATCGGCATTGCCGGCATGGATGCCGCAAAGGTGAAGCTGCGCAAGCAGACCGATCTGGCTGGCAACCGTCTCAACCTGGCGCCCGCATTCCTGGTGGTGCCGCCCGAGTTGGAGACCACCGCCCTGCAGTTCCTGTTCCCCACCGGCTACGCGCCCACCAGTCTGACCGGCAGCAGCGGCCCCAACCCGTTTGCCTCCGGTGTGCAGCTGATCGTCGAGCCTCGTCTTTCCGACGACAGTACCGCCTTCTGGTACCTGACCAGCGCACCCAACCGGGTCGAGATGATCACCTACGGCTACCTCGCTGGCGAGGCTGGTCCGACGATCACGACCACCGAGAAGCGCGATCCTGACGGCGTTGAGCTGTTGGTGCGGATGGATTTCGGCTGCACCCTCAGCGACTACCGGGGGTTCGTCCGCTCCGCTGGCGCCTGATCAATTCTCTATCTCTAGCCCCTAAGGAACCCAACCCATGAAGAACCAAGTTCAGCTGGGCGACTACATCGAGATCACGGCAGGCGCCACCATCGCCTCCGGCGATCTCGTGCAGTTCGGCTCACTCCACGGTGTCGCCGTCACCGACATCGCCAACGGCGCCAATGGCATTCTCTGCCGCAAGGGTATCTTCACCCTGCCCAAATTGACCGCAGCTTCTGCGGATGCCTGCACTGCTGGCGGCCCGGTGTACTTCAGCTCCGGCAGTGTGTCCGGCTCTGACAGCTCCGGTACCCGCAAGCTGGTGGGCTACGCCATGGCTGCCGCCAACCAGGCGGCTACCGCGGTCAACGTGTTGCTGGTCTGATGAGTTGGGCCAGCCGTCACAACCTGCTGGCCCGTGCCGTCAACCGGCACCTTGGCAGCGTCCCAGTGATCTGGGGCGCCATTTCTGATAATGCGTTACTTGAAGAAAATGCGCAGTTAATTGCAGACGGCAATGCAATTAGCACTGATTATGTTCTGCATAATCTACCTTCTGAAAAGTTTCAAGCCCTTCGCTACGGCGACCTGCTGCAAGTCAACGGCGCAGCCTATTCCGTTCGCGAACCGATGCCAGTGGGCGATGGGGCCTACATGATGGTTAGCCTGTCTCTGGAGCCGATTGCTCCTGTTGCCGACACGTTTATCACCACCCTGTCAGGCCTCCAAATTACAACACTTTCCGGGATTCCCTTGGTTGCGCAATGACTACCACTATTACAGGGCTGCCTAACGCAACAACACCACTAACTGGCACGGAACGTGTGCCGATGGATCAGGGTGCGAATACTGTCGATGCAACTACTCAAAACATTGCAAACTTAGCACCTCCTACAAACCTCACTTACGATCCAGCGACACGCCTCCTAGGTAGCAGCACTGGCGCAGACGTAACGCTACCTGAAGCCACCACGCTGGCGGCTGGCTTGCTATCTGCCGCCAACCAAGCAAAGCTAGATTCCATAACCGTTGACCGCGCTACTCTAACTGTAGCACCAGTCCGAAATAACACCGGAAGCGCGATAGCCAAAGGCGTTCCGGTCTACGTGACTGGCAGCAGCGGAACAACTAAAACCATTGCGCCGGCTGACGCCTCTGTCGAAGCAACGGCAGCCAATACCATGGGCCTGACGCTGGAGGCGATCGCTAACAATTCCGATGGCCTTGTTGTCACCGAAGGCCCCCTTGCTGGCGTCAACACATCCGGCCTGACAGAGGGCGGTCTGGTGTTCCTCAGCGAAACCACTGGCCAGCTCACCAGTACCAGGCCCACGCAGCCAGCCCATGGGGTGGTGCTGGGGTGGTGCGTCAAAACGGGCGCGGGAACATCAGGGATCCTCTACGTCAAGGTTGACAACGGCCAGGAGCTTGATGAGCTGCATGATGTTCTGATTAGCAGCGCCACTCCGGGGCAGGTACTGCGCCGTGCATCTAGTGGCCTGTGGATCAATCAGACCCTGACGGCTGGTGATGTTGGCGCCGACCCCACCGGCACCGCGGCAGCTGCCATCACTGCTCACCTGGCGGCGGTCGATCCACACCCCACCTACCTGACGCAGACCGAGGCAGGCGCTCTCTACGCCCCCCTGGCATCGGTTCGCGACCCGGTAACCCTCGGCGCCACCGTGGCCGACGTGCTGGGGCTGACGGGGCAGCAGCTGACCGCTGACGACCCGGGGGCGGGCGCCGATCGGCTGGTGTTCTGGGATCACTCGGCCGGGCGGCTGCGTCACCTGACGCTCGGCGCCAACCTGACGATTACCGACACCTCGATCGACGCTGCGGGCGGCACCGGCCCCGGCGGCTATCCGACGTTCGCGGCGCCAACGGGATTCACCGTCACCGGATCGGGAACCGCCTCGATCACGCTGTCGTTTGCCACCGGCTACAGCCTGCCCACCACGGCCAGCCAGACCAGCTGGGACGCGGCCTACTCCGAGCGGCTGCGGTGGGACGGCGGCGCCACCGGGCTGAACGCGGTAACCGCTCGCGCCAGCCTGGAGCTGGGGACGGCGGCAACCAGAGACGCGGGCACGGCAGCGGGCAATGTCCCCATCCTGGATTCGTCGGCGCTGATTCCATCCGCGCTGCTGCCGGGGTTTGTCGATGATGTTCTGGAGTTTGCAAGTCTTGCGGCATTTCCTGTTACTGGCGAGGCAGGGAAGCTTTATATCAACCTGGCAACTAATCGCCAATATCGGTGGTCAGGGTCAACCTACGCTGAGATCAACCCATCACCGGGTTCGACCGATGCAGTGCCTGAAGGCTCGGTCAATCTCTACTTCACGTCCGCACGCGGGCAGAGCGCAGCATCCTCCTGGTGGTCTGGGTATCGCTCAACCGTTGGCGATCAACTGGCAACCACCGCATCACAGGCCGCGGCTCGCTCAGTCATAGGTATAACCATTGGCACGGCAGCCGGCAATGTGATCGCGCTGGATGGTGCCGGGAAGCTGCCAGCCGTTGACGGTTCCCAGCTGACCAACCTGCC